CAGACCCTCATCTTCGAGGGTCGGAAACAGCGCCAGGTTGCCCGAGCGGTCGAGCACGTTGCCAGAGATGGCCGTGGCGGTGATGCCCTGGCCGGTGCGGGTGCCGTCGGCAGCGATGGTGCCACTGAAAATGGTTTGGGTGTCTTGGATCATGGTGTTGCTTTCGGTGTTCGTTGCAAGACCGGGGGCCGAAGCCCCAGGGTCTTTAGACCACTCGCGCCTCCGTGGTGAGGATGCGGTCTACCGTGCGCAGCGGGACGCCGAGCACGCGCAGTTCCTGCATTGCCACGTTGACGCCGCCGAACTGGCGCAGGGCCTCTGTGACGCTCAGCGCGTTCTGGCTCTTGTTCAGGGCCTGAATGCTCAGCATTTCCTTGACCGTGCGGTTCGCGTACAGCACCGGGGTGCCCATGCCCGAGTACGGGATTCGGGCGAAGGCGCGAACGATCAATTTCACCAGGTCGGCCGCGCCGGATTCCGTCACCAGGTTCGACACGTCGATGTTGCAGATGCGCGCGACGAAACGCCAGTCCTTGACGTGCAGGCCGCACTTCCACTGCCACCAGTCGGCATAGGCGCGGAACCGGGCCTGGTTCGAGTCGAACGCGTCGATGATGCCCAGGTCTTCGTGCTGCAAGCCGCCGACGGAGCCCTTCGGGTAGATGCCGGTGACCGTGTTCTCGCCCCACACCACCAGGTAGATGGACGTGTTGTCCGAGCCCGTGCCCAGCGCGTCGATCACGTTCACCGCGTTGCCGGCGCCCGAGATGGCGCTGTAACGGATGGCCAAACCGTTGAACTGCTCGGGGTTCGTGCCTTGGTTGCCGTAGATCAAGGCTTGCGCCATGTTCTGGTTCATTGCCTCGACAAAGGCCGTGGCTTCGCTCATGCGGAACTCGTTGGTGTTGCCGTTAAGCTTGGCCAGGTCGATGTCAACCTCGCTGCGCGTTTCCAGCATGCCGCAGGCGTCTTCGACCTGTGCTCGGACCGACTTGCTCGGGGGCACGCCTTGGTACATCGAGCGCCACACCGCGGTGGGCAGGCCCGTGCGCACGACGCCTTTGTGGCCGGTCGGCAGGTTGCCTTCCTTCCATGGCATGTCGAGCAGAATCTCGTTGGATTGCGTCAGCAGTTCCGCCACCTTGGCGATTTTGCTGTCGGGGCCGGTGGCCTTCGCCACATCGAGCAAGGTGACCTTGCCGCTTTGACCGAGGGTAGCCATTTGGTTTTAGCCTTTGCTAAAGTTGGGGTGTCAGGTTTTCGAGCTGGACGCGTCGCCGTAGAGAACGTCGGCCGCAGACTTGACGCCTGATGCCGGGTTGCCTTTGACCACCTTGTCTTCGCTCATTGCTTTGCCGATGGCGTACGCCCACTTGAACATCAGCGGGTGGTTGCCCAGCCCCGACGTGTTCAGGAACTCCTTCAGCTCGGGCGGCCCCAGGTCGAGGGCCTTGCGCGCGACGGCCGCGGACTCCTGCAGCTTGTCGCCGCCGATGTCTTTGTCCGCCTTCACCGCGTCGGCCCAGTCGCTGACCTGCTTGACGTAGGCGTCGAGGCGGTTCTGCTCGTGCTTGGACACAAGCTCAACCAACTTCTGCGCGGCCACGTTGGGCAGTTTCAGTTCCTTGGCGACGGCCTTGAAGTCGGCGAGGCGGGCCTCGTCGAACTCATAGCCTTCAGGGGCCTTGACCGCGAACTCCTCGGCGTCTTTATCGGCGTCGCCCTTGTTCGCATCCGCTGTGGCCGCCGCCGCAGTTTTCGCTGCATTGTCGGTCGCGCCCGTGCCGTCGGCAGGCTTGCCGTCAGCGTTTGCTTGCACCCCGGCTGGGTTGTTGGCGTCGCCGGCCGCTTGCGTGTCAGTCGTCACTCGTTGCGCTCCTTGAGCATCAGCAGATAGTGATCTGGCGTCAGCTCTTGAATCTCTGCCACGTACCGCAGCCCGACGTTTCGCTGGCCCTCGTTGAAGGCCGTGACGCTGCCCGAGTTGTTGAAGCTGGTGCGGTACACACCAGCCAATTCGAGCAAGCGCCACATGAATCGCCGGCCCGGCTTGTGGGCCATCAGCCACTTCATGTCTTCGACTTCCTTGCGCCGCCTTTCGGCGAGCTCGTCATCAAGCGAAGAGTCTGTCATGTCTGAACGGTTGGCACTCTATTGCGCGGCGTGCGGTATGAGCGAACGGTCAGCCGTACAGCACGTTTGCGGCGCTCGGCCCTGGCTTATCAACTTCCATGTCGGTGATCTGTATCGACACGTCGCGCTCGTCAGCGCCCGTTTGAGTCTTGTTGGCGCTTGCGCTTTGCACGAAACCGATGCAGTGCAGCTTCAGTGGCGTGCCGGGCGCGAGCGGGTCTGTGAGACCCAGTTTTGCCAGTGCTTCTTCGTCGAGGCAAATGCGCAACCCGTACGGGTATTCCGGCACGCCGTCCGATGATGGCACGGTTGAACCGTACTCGGTCGCCTCTTTCTTGGACATCTTCAGGTTTACCATCATTGCACCTCACTTACCCCGGGGAGCCGTAGCCTTGAAACATATTCATCACGTCGCGCATGTTCTGCGGGTCAATCTCGCTGGCCTTTTTTGCGCTGTCGGCCATCGCCGGCACGGCTGCGGCCTGTTGCTGCGCCTGCGCGGCCTTGAGCTTCTGCTCGCGCGCGGCTGCGGCCACGTCGTCGGGCACGACTATTTCCGGGTTGACGCCGAACAGGTCTGCGTAGTCGTCTACCACCTGGTCGGCGTTGATCTTGTCCACCACTTGCGGGAACAGCGCGGCGAGCGACGTGACGCTACCGAGCAAGCGGTCTACGCCCTGGGCCGACACCACGCGTTGCGCTTGGGCCAGCGTCGAGATGAACTCGACTGACAGGTTCTTGCCCTGAAGTTCTTTTGGCGGGGGCGGCAGGATGCCTGCGTCTGAGCAGCGCTCGAAAGTCATGTCGATCAGCGGCTCAAGTAGTTCGTTGTGCAGGCGCTCCAACACGGGACCAAGCATCAGCAGCTTTTCTTCGTGGCGCTCGGCGACTTCGGTCGCCGTGATGCCGCTGCGGGTGTCGTTGGCGAGCATCAGGAACAGGTCGGCGTAGAAACCCGAGCGGATGCGCTCGCGCACGTCCTGGATGTCGAGCACCAGGTGCTGCAGGTTCAGCTGCACGTCAAACGCGCTGCGCACGCCGTTTCCGGCACCCACCGAGTCAACGAACATCACGCCGCCGGGCAGCCGGGCGCGCGCCGCGTCTTTGTAAGCCGTTGGAACCTGGATGGGCGGATTCACCATGTAGTCGATGCCCTGGCCCTTGCGCAGCTGCTGGTGCTGCAACTGTTTCACGTCTCCAAGCACTTCCATTCCGGGACTCGATCCGTAGGTGTCGTTGCCGGTCACCGACCAACGCGGCACCAGCGCGGGAAAGCGCTTGAAGCCCGACTCGCTCAGGAACTTGTCTTCGTTAGCGCCCGTCTCCATGTAGACCGAGCACCACGCCATGTTTTTCGCGTCACGCTTCGCCACGTCACGCCCGCGCCGGGGTTCGATCATATGAATCACGTCCAGGCGTTGGTCGAAGTTGCGGCGCTCATACGCGCTCTTGACTGTCTGGCTGCAATTGTCTAGTCCGAACTGTCCGACCAGTTGGCCGACAGTCATCTGAAAATCGCGCACGATGGAGTCCACATAGCCGCGGTGGTCCGTGCCTATGGCGTACTCGCCGGTGGTCAGTGGGTAGCTGTGAACCACGCTCTCGAAGTCAGGCAGCACGATGCTTGCCGACGTACCGAACAGCCCCAGCTCCTCGTACATCATTTGCAGAGAGCGATAGGTGTTCGAGTGCGCGAACACGTCGCGCATGATCGACTGCGTTTTGAACAGCCACGCCTTGACCGGGCCGAACTCCATGAGATCGCGGTCGGCAAGCGCCATGCGGAACCACGGCCTGGCCGGGCTCGTCATGCCGGACATCATGCCGGCGCCGAGTGTGCGGGCGGCGAGCAGCGAGGTGTTGTCGATGACCGACTGAAACCGCTTCTGGCCGCGGTTGCTGTCAGAAACGAGGTAGCGCCCAAGTCGGGGTTGTTGAAACTCCGAGATTTCCTTCCAATGGTCGAGCCACGAGGAGCGCTCATTCAGCATCGCCGCCCTGCGGCGCAGGACAGCTTGCCGCCGCGATTGCGGGTCGCCGCCTTCACTCACGGTGTCAACCCCCGAGCAGCGTCGTTGCGCCCGACGGGGCCGTGGCGTTGTCCACACCGGAAGGCCCGGTCAGCAATGAGCCGCCAGCCATCGCGCCGCTTTTCTTGCGCGCACGGAGCACGCTGTTCAGGTCGGGCTGTTTGACTTCTTGAACGGGGTCGGGTTGCTTGATGTTTGGTTTGCTCAGGCACATGGGTTTGCCTCGTCTACTGAACGGGAAGGGCACCACTGTGGCAGCGGATATGCCCGGTGAGCGAACGGGGGCTACTCGTCGCCGAGCTCGTCAGCCAGGTCGCCAATCAGGGTTTGCTCCTCGTCGTCCCACCCCTCGTCGTCGGGCGTGTCGAGGATCGGCACGGGCAGCGGGCGTCTAGCGCCGGTAGGCGTAGGGGTCATGGCTGGCTACTGGCCTGTAGGGGTTGTGGTCGAGCACGAGCTGCGCGCTGTTATCCGACGCAGCGAGCCAGGCCGAGCGCTTGGGCACTTCCATCGCTGCGAGGATGTAGGCCGACGCGCGGTCGGGTGAGCGCCCGATGCGCTTGATGATGTCCTCGCGCGACTCGACCTTGATAGTCATGCCTGACAGCTCCCACCTGTAGGCGCACAGTTCCTTGGCGAGCTGCGGATCGGGTGGCAGCGCCGCGCCCGTGTCGTTGGCTGGGTCGAGCAGCTCGCGGAAGCGCCACACCAGCTGCGAGCGCAGGTTCAGGAACCGCAGCTTGCCGGACTTGTCAGCGCCGTCGGCCTTCTCGGCGACGTTGATGCCGTAGATGTCGAAGCCCATGCCGTTGAGCACGTCGTAGGGTGAAGCGCCCACGCCGATGACATCCAGCAGGATGGTCG